GTGCCGAAACAGAAGGCTGGTTTAAAGTAGACTTTCTTAACAATAGCATATACAAAGATATACGTAACGAAGATCATTTAGATACACTGCTAAACAGAGAACCTTTATGGGAACTGTTACAACATGAGGAAGTTGTCAACCAATTGTTTCATATTAATAAGTATATTGACTTAATGCAAGAGTATAAGCCTAGTAGCGTAGAACACTTAGCCATGCTGCTAGCAATTATCCGACCAGCCAAGCGACACTTACGGGGCTTGGACTGGTCAAATGTTACCAAAACTGTATGGCAAGCCCCAGTAGATAACTCCTACTATTTCAAGAAGTCTCACGCCATAAGCTATGCAATAGCTATTTGTGTTCAATTAAATTTAATTTGTGAGAAACTAAGTAGTTTTGCGGATTAGTTGGATACTGCGGCGTTTGATACGTTTCTTTAAAAGTGTTTGCATGCTAGTTACTGGACCAAAAAGTATTTTTACATCTTTGTTTGAAAATGTTTTGATACATTCCTTGAATCCAATCATTTCGTGCCTAAGAAAAATGTCAATAGGGATTTGCCGGTTACTTTCCCACCACCATAATTCTCCAAGTTCTAAGAATTTTTGTTTAAGATTTACTGAATGAATTGACTCTACGTCGTAAAATGTAGTAATTTGGTTATCTTGATTTATTACAATCCCTACATATTCTTTTCCTGCATAGGAAATACCAGTTAGAAACTCTAAATTCTCGTAATTATCATTGTCGCCTGCCATGTGTATTTATTTAGCAAAGATAAATATAGTTATGAGTAATACTGACAATAAATTATATCTCTATGAAAACAGCATTGATTTAGTTGTAACAACTGATCATATTTATGTGGATAACAGGCCTATGAATTCAAGATATCTAAAAATACACAAAGGTGTATCAAATGAACTTATTTTTAATGTAAGAAATAGGGATAGGAAGTTGCAAAATGTAGCTCCCGACACAATAAGAGCTTACATAGTAGATCCTACTACCGGTACTAGAGTGGTAACTAAAATATTAGAAAACACACTAGATTTAGGTAAAGTTAAACTGTATATCTTTGAAGGTGACATACAAAATTTATCTCAGGGTTTATATCATATGTTCCTAACTCGTTCTACCGTAGAAAACGAAGATACGCCGTTTTACGCTGATCAAAACAACAACATGCGCTTTACTATAGAAATCAGTGATCAAGGTTACGCAAGTCCTATTGCTACACAGGAACAAAACACTTTTGTACAAACATCTAACACTTTGTTAGGCGATGATGCAAATATTTTTGTAACAAATGCATTACTAGGTAATCTAGAGAAGAACTTTCCTAACGCATCCCACACTGCTGCATTCTATCTGGATGGCTTTACAGGAAACATCACAGTGCAAGCAAGTTGTATGCGATCAACTCCTGACTTAGAGGACCTAAGTACTGACTGGTTCGATGTAAACAGCTTGTCAATTTCAGACGCTAATATAACACTAGCCCACACTAATTTTCAAATTAACTGTAATTGGATTCGGGTAGTTAGCGAACCAATAACAGGTGATGTTTCTAAAGTACTACTTCGCAATTGACAAAATAATAAATTGTGCTATACTAGTTAAATGCTAGAAGAAATAGTTTCATCTGTACACAGTCTACTAACAGAACATTTGCCAATACGCAATTCTAAAACGCCTAGTGGCTGGATAACCTTTGACTGTGTTATGTGTCCAGACAAACGCAAACGTGCAGGAATTATACAGCAAGGTCCTCGTATAAGTTATAATTGTTTTAATTGCGGGTTTAAAACTGGCTGGAGTCCTAGTCCATTCTTAGGCAAAAAGTATAAGGAAATTGCGTCTAGGTTAGGCGCAGACAATAAAGCAGTTCATGCAGTTCAATTAGATCTTTTGAAGTACAGTGAAGAATTAGAATCGGCAGAAATAGACACATCGTTTAATTATATAAACAAAAAGTTTGATCCAGTTGAACTACCTGACAGTGCTATAAGTATAGATGACTTGCCTTCAAATCACGAACTTGTAGAATATGCTAAAAGCAGAGGAATATATGGACTGTACCCGTTATTACATTTTACAGATTTGCTAAACAAACGTAGAGTAATAGTACCTTTTATGTTTAATAATGAACTTGTGGGTTGGAGCGGTAGACATATAGCTCCCCCTGATAAAAACACAGCAAAATATTTACATAATCTGCAACCAGGATATGTGTTTAACATAGATCAATTTACAGCACAGGAACGAGAAATAATTATTGTGGTAGAAGGCATATTTGATGCTTTGCTTGTAGACGGAGTAAGCATTCTAGGTAATAAGGTTACAGCAGAACAGGCACATCTAATAACACAATTAAACAAGCGAGTAATCGTGTGCCCTGACAAAGATGAAGCAGGAAAAGAGTTAATTAAGCAAAGTATAGCATTAGGTTGGGAAGTAAGTTTTCCTCCCTGGGCACCTGACATAAAAGATGCAGCAGATGCTTGCGCCAAATACGGAAGGCTCGCAACTGTGGCAAGTATAATTAAACATGCAACAGACAATGATATTAAAAAAGAAGTTAAGATGAGGATGATGTGAGCGAAATTACAGAATACACAGAAGAAATACAGCATTTGTTTTTACAATTTTTAGTGAGTGACCCTGATTTGTTTAGCAGATGTCTAAACATCGTGGATGCTGATAATTGGAATCGTAAATTTAAACCCACAATAGAATTATTAATGAATCATAGTAAAGACTATAACACGATTCCAACACTGGAGCAAATACGTGCTGTGGGCAAAATTGATATTGAGGTAATACAGAATGTAACACCTGAGCATCAAGACTGGTTTCTTAACGAGTTTGAGACTTTTTGTAGGCACAAGGCATTAGAGAAAGCAATCATAGAAAGCACTGATGATTTGGAAAAGCAAAATTACGGTGCAGTAGAAGACAAGATTAAGAAGGCAGTTCAAATTGGGCTAGTGAAAGACTTGGGACTAGACTATTTTGACAATCCCAAAGAACGTTTAGAGTGGATTAAAGCACAGAGTGGCGCAACCAGTACGGGCTGGAAAGGCATTGATCAGAAGCTGTATGGCGGCGTAAACAGAGGTGAGATCACAATATTTGCAGGTGGTTCAGGTTCGGGCAAAAGTTTGTTCCTGCAGAACTTTGGTGTTAACTGGGCATTAGCAGGATTAAATGTTGTTTACATTAGTTTAGAGCTCAGTGAGCAGTTAGTAAGTATGCGTTTAGACAGCATGGTAAGTGGATATGCAGCAAAAGACATTATGCGTAACATGGATGATGTTGATCTAAAAGTGCGTATGAAAGGCAAAAAGTCTGGAAAATTGCGTGTTAAGTATATGCCTAGCGGAATGACAACAAATGATATACGTGTGTTTTTGCGAGAGTATGAGATTCAAAGTGGTATAAAAGTAGATTGTTTGTTAGTTGATTACTTAGACTTAATGAGTCCTATCAGTGTTAAGATTTCAGCAGAGAATATGTTTGTTAAAGACAAGTATGTGAGTGAAGAATTGCGTAATTTAGCAATGGAACGTAACCTATTAATGGTAACAGCAAGCCAGTTAAACAGAAGTGCAGTAGAAGAAATAGAGTTTGACCACAGTCATATTGCGGGTGGTATTAGTAAGATTAACACAGCAGACAATGTTGTGGGTATTTTTACTAGTAATGCTATGCGTGAGCGTGGTAGATATCAGATACAGTTTATGAAAACCAGAAGCAGTAGTGGTGTAGGACAAAAAGTAGACTTAAAATTTGACAAGGATACACTGCGTATTGAGGATTTGGAAGAAGGTGATGAGGACGCAATGAGTATGACTACAAGCAGCCTTATGTCTCAACTTAAAAAATCAGGCACAATCAATGATGAACCCAAAGAGGAAAGTGTTGAGAGCAGCTTGCAGTTAAGAGATTTTCTTAAAAGAAAATGATAAATACTGTTAACTATAGCTAGAGGAAATTGCTGTGCGTAAAAGTAGAAGCATTCTGGAAGAACTTAACCAGATATCAGTTGACAGAGACAGACATCAGGTATTACAGAATCGTGGTGAACACGTTATTATTAGTGCTATTCATCTCATTGAACAGATTGAACAAAACTATGACGAACAAACAGCGAAAGATCTAACTAACAGGCTTATTAACAGCATTCGAGGAAGAGACAGCAATAAATTTGCTCGAGGAGTTAAGAAGACTCTCAATTAAGGCATTGTTATGGCTAAAAACGACAATCTATCTATAAGCGATGATTCTTCCATAACAATTCCATTACGTAACCTTATTGGATTAATTGCTACAGCAGGTGTTGTAGTAATGGGCTATTTCCAATTAACTGAACGAATCACAATGTTAGAACGTGATTTACATTTAGCAGAACGTTATATAGAACAAAACAGCGAATTCCGCATTAAATGGCCATTGGGTGAACTAGGTTCATTGCCTGCTGATGTAATGCAAGACAGCCAAATACTTGCATTGAATAAAGTAGTAACAGCCAATTCTGACTTTCGTGTTAATTGGGCACCACCGCCCGAAGTTCAGGAATCAGTTAGAACAAATCACGAACAAGAAATTAGAATTTCTTTCCTTCAAGACCGTGTAGCAGTTGTAGAAAAGCAACTGTCGTCTATAGGTCAAATGGCAGTAGTTCAAAGTGGACACGAAGCAGAAATTCGAACTCAGGGTGAAAAAATAGAAACACTGTTTGATCTCTGGAATTCTAAACCTCAATAATTAGTTGACACAATATAAAAATTGCTGTATAATAATTATATCGGAGTATAGCTCAGCTTGGTAGAGCACCTGCTTTGGGAGCAGGGGGTCGTTGGTTCGAATCCAGCTATTCCGACCAATTTAACTGCGGGTATAGCATAGTGGTAATGCTGCGGCCTTCCAAGCCTCAGAGTGGAGTTCGATTCTCCATACCCGCTCCAATAATTAAGAGTTGAACTCAATGAGTTTTTTATTAGAAGCAATAGCGATAATCATTGTAGTAACGTTGACATTGTATGCAGTCGCTTGGGCTGTTATAAACGATGATTCGGATTCACTAGACGATAAATAAAAATACAGGAGAATGGTTATGGAAATAAGTAACAATTCGTCTGGACAGGATGTTCTCGTAATCAGCAAGGATGCTGAAGACAGGATAAAAGAATTATTAACACCTGAATTACTGGGGCAACTTGGTATTTCAGTAAATGCAAACATACAAGATATTGTAGGTTTTTTATTAAAAGAATTTGATTTAACTCTGGAAGAATTACTAGAGTTATCTTCATCAGAATTATATGACTTACTTGCACTAGCTGTAGTATTACCTGCATTTAACCAGCAGTTTTCTGATAAAGAATTACTAGCAGAATTACTACCGGATGACGTAGCAGAATTTGATTTTGATGCGTTAGATCTAAATAACTTAGAAGCAACAGCGGCAGGTGGTTCAGAGGAAACTGGTGAAGGTGGTAGCACAATTGTTCAAGCTGAACGAATAGACACAGCAGGTGACGAAACCTCTGCACTAGCACAGGAGTTGCTCAACACAGAGCAAACACAAAACAATGATAATACACTATTACAACCAGACCAAACTACTCCTACAGATAATAATAACAGTGACAATAGTGTTATTGATGATTCTGCTGAGGGAACTAATGAGACTACTCAGACCAATGTGGAAGCAGAAAATACAACCGTTGATGAATCTAGTGAAAGCACAGGTACAGAAACAGCGAGCGAAACTGAGACAACTGAAAGCGCAGTAACGGAGGAAGTCAGCGATGAAACGTCTGATACTAATACTGAAACAACCGATAGTACTAATGTCAATAGTGATAATACTGCTAGTACTGGAGGTAACGATAGCAACGATGGATTAACAACTGACACATCGGACACTGTAGAGGATAATACAAATGAAGACACTAGCACTGAATCTACTGCTGGGGACACTGACAATACTAGTGATAGTGGGGATAATAGCACTGAGCAATCAGTTGTGGACACTAACGAATCCGCCTCAGACAGCACAACTGACTCAGAATCAAATACAAACACTGAAGGATCTGGACAGAATGATGCAGACCAAAATACAGCAGGCGCAAGCGCAGGCACAGACACGAGCGAACCAGAATCAACTACACCGGATACCGGACCTACCGATAGTACCACCACTGAATCTGAGCAGCAAGCAGATACAGGAACAGATACTGAGTCATCGGGACAAACAGACAATAGTGATACTTCACAACAAGAAGAAGTATCATCAGCAGCAGATACAGAAAGCGGAACGTCAGATCAAACAAATACAGACCAGACAAATGTTATAGAGGATAATAATGATAATGCATCTCCTATTGAAACTGATCAGGAAGATTCCTCCGGAACCGTTCCACTGGATGGGACTAATGTTGATACCGTTGTCGATGGCGGCACTAATGATGCTGGGAGTGATGATTCCACTACTAATTTGGAAGGCAATGTAAATGATACAACAGATCAAACTAATGACACACCAACTGATACAGGAACTGCCACTGATACTGGATCCCAAAGCACTGAAGATAATACTTCAGATAATAGCGGGACAAATGATGTTGATGGGAACAATAGCTCTAATGATACAGGCTCACAAGATACTGTAGAGATCCAACCTGTTGTAGAAACAAATCGCACAGAACAAACGGTTGTTACAGAAGAAATAACTTTTGGTGAATCAGTAACCCAAACAGAGTTTGAAGATACTACCCGAGATAATTTAGAGTTACGAGTTTATACTGATACAATTACAACTCCTGTCACAACAACATCCACTAGCATAACCAGCACAACTATTTCTTACAGTGATGGTACTACAGAAACAATTCAACAAGAGCCAGTGGTTACAGCAAGCACAACTGAGAATGTGGAAATAGTTTCCAGAGAAGATATTACGAATGCAACTCCATTATTAGTAGAGCAATCTTTCACTATTGACGCA